ATCAGTTCGCGGTGAAGGTGGATTTGGTAGCACAGGTCGATAATATGACACAGAAACAACAGGAATTTGCAACTAAGTTAATCGCTACCCTTGTTGTAATTGGCTCGTTATTTTTATCCCTCACCACACTTTTGCTTGACTTTTTAAAAAAATAAATTATAATTTTCATATGAAAAAATTAATTCTGCTCACAATTATTATAGTAGCGTGGTCCTTCACTCTTATAGCAGGGAAGCCTACCACACCACTAATACCTACTAGTTTAAATCAACACCAAATCAATCTTTCAACTGGCAGTACTCTTCAGTTCCTAACAGATGATGCAATGGTTGATTCTGATTTCGGTAATATGTTCTATACATTCATAACAAAAAACAATACCATCACTATTGCTATGGCAAGTGAATCTAACATATTAGTAGACAACGCACTAGTTTTAAAATTCCTCACTCCAACTAGTGGTACTTTTACCAGAACTATCTATGCTAGTGGTACTAAGAGCGGCTCCACAAGAGTAAGTGGTACCTTTACCATGTTATAGAATAAAATAATAACTTTATACCAAATGTTTGAAAATCTCTTCGCGGAGAAATACCGCCCTCATAAGCTAGAGGATCTCATCTTAACTGATGAAAATCGTAAACTGATTGAACAGTTTCGAACTCAATCAGAAATTAATCACCTTCTTTTTGTTGGACCTGCTGGAATAGGAAAAAGTTCCCTAGCAAAGATCATTGTAAACGAAATCTTACAGTGTCAATATCTCTACATTAACGCAAGTGATGAGAATGGTATTGACGTTATTCGCAACAAGGTAATTAACTTTGCCTTGACAAAAAGTCTCGATGGTAAGTTGAAGACTATCATTCTTGATGAAGCAGATGCCTTATCAGGAGATGCCCAACGAGCATTGCGTAATGTAATGGAAGAGTATGCAGGGTATGCACGATTCATCCTTACAGGTAATTACAAGTATAAGATTGTTGAACCACTTGTAAGTCGATGCATCTCACTTGATTTAACACCACCTCTTGAACAAGTCATGAAACGCTGTCTTCTTGTCTTGAAAAGTGAAGGGATTACGTTACCTGTTGATCAACAAACTAAATTCGCACAGCTAGTTAGAAACAACTATCCAGATATCAGAAAATGTATGAATGATATCTGGAAATATTCTGCATCAACTAAAGTAATAAGCATTCCAGATAGTCATCAAGATGCATTCATGTCTGTCGTGTATCAGATGATTACACAAAAGAAGATTAACGAAATAAGGAAATTTCTCATATCTAGTGAATCACAGATACATTCCGATTATGTGACGTTATTGAGAAATCTGTTCAACCACATTGATAAAACTGAACAGGATACTAACAAGAAAAAAATGTATTTGCTTATTATCGCTGAACATTTATACCGCTCAGCTTTCGTTGTCGATCAAGAGATCAATACGTTTGCTTGTTGTATCGCTTTAATTAATGCTTGACTTTTGTATAGTTTACAACAGTCTTTGGCATGTAATTAGCAGTATAAGAAGCAGGATCCTGCTGACCTTCAGCAGGAGAGCTTGGAATCTTAACATTCTTGTTATCTAATTCTCTATCACCAGCAACGTTTTTATTACCTACAGTAGATCTCCTAGTCTGATTACTGATAGAAAATTCTTTATCTGTGATAGAAGTATCATCGTTTTTTAGCATCGGATCTGGACCACTTTTTGCAACAGCTTCATCATTTTCTTCTGCTTTTTTAAGAAGTTCAGGTTTGATGTTAATCTTCGCTTTATACTTCCAGCTATCTGGAATAGGAGGCAAATTCGGGTAGACTGTTTTTACTTCTAATACTTCACGAGGTACAGCAATATAGTTCCAATACCTCGAAGGTGCAATTTCCTGCGCAATCACTACTTCATTATTGCGACCTGAAATGTTATTATCGTTATCACCGCTAAATGGCATTGGAGTACCATTCTTAATTGAGATCACTCTCAAATTTAGATCACTAGCAAGTAACTCCTGGATTTTGGTCTTCATTATTTCGTTACCTTTAATATCAGGGTGATTCACAACACCTGATTTAAAAGATACAATGTCACCGAGGAGTAAACCACCCCCAGTAAAGCGGCCGAGATAAGACTCAAATAGTTTTGTAAATTTGCGATTCACTAAATTATTTATTGTTTTGACAGGAATTTAATCACATAAATACTTGAAATGGCATCATTAAAGATAACTGCGTTAAGTCCGACCAACTATAAGACCGGAAATGTTGCCTCTAGTGAAATTACGGGTGGCTATACATATAAAGATATCTTTTTAGATCTCAAGACCGGTAATCTTAAATCAAATGAGTTATTTAAGGATCCACAAAATAGAGATTTAGTCGCAATTTATGATACAGATGCTATCAAGGCATCTTTATCTAATTTGTTCAACACTAACAACGGTGAACGAGTTTTGACACCAAGTTTCGGCTTAAATCTGAAAAAATATCTATTCTTACCGGTAACATCACAAAATGCTTCGTTAATCGGTAATGAGATTAAGTCAAGCATTGCAGCGTGGGAACCTCGTATTACTGTACAGCAAATTGCTATAATTACAGATGCAGATAATTATACCTATGAAATCACTTTAATTGTGTCTTTCAATGATCTGCAAAATACGTCTCTAACTTTGCCAGGTATATTAAGTAATTCTGGCTTCCAATTTACACAATAATATGGCAACAAATACAATAGATTTTAACATACCACAAAATGGGTACGCAGCATTTGACGCAACCGGCATGCGCGATCTTATTGTACAGCGTCTCAACCAGCAAGGTGTCTTTACAGATCAAAATTACACTGGTAGCAATATTTCAACTATTGTAGAAATTATTGCATACACATACCACGTTCTGATGTTCTATTTGAATCAGACAAGTTCTGAAAGCCAGTATTCCCAGGCTTCCATTTATGAGAATATAAACAAAATCGTCAAAGCACTTAACTACAACCCAATCGGATATCAAACACCAACACTCACATTTCAATGTATTGGAACTGAATCTCTAGCAGCAGGCTCATATACAATACCTCGCTATTCCTATTTTACTCTCAACGGAATAAAGTATTCATTTAACTCTGATATTACTTTTACAAAGGTTACTAACACAGTTGAAACATTATCTGAAATATCGAACCAAAATTTACTCTATCAAGGTACATTCGTTGAATATCCAACTTATACAGCTACTGGTGATCCTTTTGAACAATTATCTGTAGCTGTTACAAACGGAAGTGATAATGTTTATTTAGATCACTTTAACATTAACGTTTATGTTAGAAATAATACGGAAGCGTCTCCTGCATTTGTTCAATATAAACCCACTGAGTCACTATTCTTACAATCTGGTGACTCACTCTCATATGAAATTAGATTAAATGAACATGGTAGATATGAAGTTAAATTTGGAGACAACGTTCATGGAAAACAATTAAACACAGGAGATGAAGTTGCAATCTATTATCTGCAAAGTGATGGCGTTGCAGGAACTGTAGATGTTGGTGCATTAAATGCTTTACCACTTTTATTTTTCAATTCTCAAAGGTATAACACTATCATTAATGATACCTTGCCTGCAAATCTTAACCCAGTTACGACTCAACAAGTTACATATCTCAATTTCAGTAATACTAGTAAGTCAACTGATTTTCAAGATATTGAAAGTGTTGAAAGTATACGTACAAATGCTCTTAACACTTTTAAAACTCAATATCGCTTAATTACTACAACTGATTTTAATACATTCATTCTTAAAAGTTTTGGAAATATTCTAGCATCAGTTAATTGTGTAAGTAATAAAGATTTCGTAAATGGTCACCTGAAATACTTTTTTGATCTTGGAATTGAGAAACCTAGTATTGAATCAAGAATAATGCTTAATCAAGTTAGATTTGGTAGTAGTTGCAACTTCAACAACGTATATATCTATTGTGTTCCAAAAATATCAAATGTTACTAGTTTAAATTCAAGACTCAATTATCTAAGTACGGCACAAAAACAACTAATCTCAACTGAAGTGCAGCCTTATAAGCTTCTAACTAGTGAATTAGTATATGCTGATCCCATCTATGTTCTTGTTGATCTCGGCATTTATGCTGCAGGCGAAGCTCTATCACCTGCAGTCGCGGATCAGACTTATCTAGAAATAATAGCAACAGATCAACAGCAACAAGCTTTTAGCGCTATACAACAGTCAGCTGCAGCAATATTGCAGAATTATTTTAACACTACACGAAACAATCTTGGATTGTTGATTGATGTCACGAATTTATCAACTCAATTGCAGGAAATTCTCGGTGTACAAAATGTCACAACAGTTAGAGTTATTGGTAGTACTACTTTAAGAGTCCCAGGGGTGAGCTTGATGCTATGGAACCCTGTATATCCAGAAGATGATATCAACATTACTCAACAAAACTTACAGTTACCATATTTTAAATTCCCCATCCTTAACAATTCAGCCGCTTTCATTAACAAAATAAAAGTTATAGCAGCATGATTAATCCTGAAATATATACCAATTTTACAGTGTATAACTATAAGGGTGAGACTTCTCTCTCTGGATACGCTATCTCTGGTAATACATTCACATTTGTTGCAGACTTATCAGGTGCTGAATTTTTAGTATCAACTACAAATATTACCTGGGATTTAGGAGACGGTACACAATCAAGTGAACTGTCCCCCACTCACACATACAACTGGCCAGGAATCTATAATATATCAATTGTTGTATATGATTCAGATGGCAATGCAGCGTATAGCACTGTACGTCAACAACTTTCTGTATATGATGTTTTTGAAAACTCACTATATGTTGATGCGGGGGTTCCTAATTTTTATGTACCTGTTGGTAAATATCGACCATTCCTTATTACTCGCAGAAATAGTTGGCAATCATACTCTGCTCTAAGTGCTACTAACTATACGATCAACCTATATGTCTCCGGTGCTATCGATCCTGTTGTAGATCTGACCCTATACAATAGCGACGCGTGGTCACATTTACGCCCACGTACGTTCTTTTTTAACAAGATTCAAGGGCAAGCTGCTACTGAATATATTCCAATCTCATCTACTACCACTACTACTGATCTTGTATATGTTACTCTAGATAGCAATAAAAACTATACTATATGCTCAGCTACAACTCCAGGCGCAGTATTCGCAGGAACCTCTGGAACAGCAATTGTATATTTTACAAGCTACACACCTAAACACATTTTAGTACCGTTCTCCAACCCTGCTATTATTTTCTGCTCTCTCAATAGTAGAAAATTACAAGACGAATTTACCTACGCTACTAACTATTTCGAGTTCAACGATCCAACTATCGGGTACCTTAACACAAACCCAGTAACTTTACCCGCATTCCTATTATACAACCCCGCAACAAATTTATCGTTTTCGACTAATGGAATTGATACAAGAGCAGATGCTATTTTGAGCAGCTTTAATATTCCGTTAATTAGCTGGCAGTATACTAACATTCCTTTCATTGTCAAGTTAAAAGATTCTGAATATTTTGATACAACTACCTACCCATTACTTTGCTCTAACGTAGTGAATATGACAGCTAGTGGAGATCTTTATAACGTTAAGCTGTCTCTTGTTTCTAATTCTACAGTAGTTCACGGTGTATCATTTTATGCAGATTTTCTACCTACTTTACCTGCCAATAATGGTGGATATTTTAAAGGATACTTTAACTGCCCTGTCTCAGCAACAAATTGTGTGTTGTCTGCTATTGTAAGCATTGCAGATCCATCTTTTGTAACAGAGAGTGGATCTGGTGTATCTGCAGCTTTAGCTGCAGTTAGTGGAAGAAGTAGTATTTTCAACATTCTACCATACACTGGCCAATACAATCTAACTAAACAGAATGAAAATTTTGATATGACAGCATTTTATGATACTCTAAAATTGCCGGATTATCTGTCTGATAAACATGTTCTGTTTAATAGCTTTATTGGTTCAATTGTTGGTGATAGTACCAGTGCACCCTATACTCTAGGTAAAACTTTATACGAAAAGATTGCTAATTTTTGCAATAATAACAATGATCTTGATACAGCTAATATACAAGCTTTACTTTCACTCTGTGATGAATACGGTATAAACACTGGTGAGGCTAACGTAGAATTTCCACCACAGCTTCGACGTATTGCTGATTTAGTTTCAATAAAGAAATCTAAACTATTTGGTAACTTCTTTCAAAATGGTAATAACTTTAATCTCGACACAATGGCACTCCTACCTGGAGTTACAAATATTGGAGATAAAATTAATATTGATACCGGTACCTTTAGTTTGAGTGAAGCTTTAGTTGCTCACGAATTCTTCAGCAACACATATAAAGTGGTAAAACTACCAGCATTATCAGGGTACACACTCTCTTCCACATTTGCATTATCTGCTTACTCACCAGATTGGAATTTAGGCTTAGTCTTATATGACAATATTACTGGTGCTGATATCGGAGCATATTACGAATTCTACAGATATAAAGAATCAATAACTCCACCTATTATGGATTCAGTTATCAACTGGAATGATAGCACTCTAACGTTGAGCTTCTACAATAGTGGGTATGATACTTGGTCAAACCCGGGTGGTGTAATGGAGAGTGTTCTCAACTATGAAATCACAAAAGGTTTAAGGTTGTTTACGAGCGCTGCCGATATAACATATAACAATTAAATATTGTTAATGGACTCAGCTGTTAAATTTACAACATTAGAATTACAGAATTCTATCACCTACGACAGAACCAACACCTCTGCTGTTGACAGCAATGCACCACTCTCATTTCTTGATTGGATTAAAAACTTCTCCGGTATCACTTCAGATCCCACCTTCCTACTAAATCAATATAAACGATATGTTGAGAGGTGGTTTACTGTACAAAAGGTCTCTACTAATATAAAGCAAGATATTATTAGAGAACTTTATATTTCCCTTTTCAGGACAATAGCAATTGATTACCTAACAGCAGAAGAAAAACGATTTATTGCAAACTTTGATTTACACAACCCATCTGAATTAGCTGTTGTCTTACCTCTACTAGTTAGCAAAATTAAAACAATCTGCTTACATTACGCTTCTATACGCGAACGTGCTAAGTCTGCTGTCTATGATTATAATATTAAAGGATCAGAATTTAGTGTTAAAAAAATCATCAATGAAGAATTAACTCAAAGCTATCTTGATTCTCAGATTAATCAGATGCTTCTTCAAGCAGGTGTAACGCAAGAAGTTCTCAAACAAACTTTTAACGTATCGTTTGAAGACTATTATGATTTAGGAACCGATTATTTTGATATAAATCCTGCCCTACCTGTATCAGCTTACAACACAACTAACGGGCAAACTACAGCTTTTGCAGCTAACAGTTATCCGTTTGATCCGAACCTGTTTATAGATTTTAATACCAGTATTATTGGTGCAATTGAAAAATATCCTGTCATTATACAAGAACTTGGAACTAATTTTAGCATCAATCTCACATTTACAGAAAATGATCTCCAATATCTCAAAGATCAAGATTTCACGGACTTAGTTAATAATCTAGATACAACTAATCTAAATCTCAACACTCTGCGTGATACTTTACAACAATTTAGCGGTACAACATTTTTCTACCTTTCAACTAATGCAGCTAGTGAATCTACGTACGGTGAGCTCTTTAAAGCTGATGCATTTGCTAATTACTTGAACAGAAGGTTTCCGACTGTTGTACCCGTTGAAGGGAGTAACATTCATGTTGAGAGCAATACAGGTAGATTCTTTAGACCAGATAAACTAGGTATTCTTAACTTTTTAGGTTTTAATGTACACGGTACTCTTCAAAGCTTATCTGCAGATACTTTATATGTATTCCCTAATCCATCCATTTATGGTAATATTTCAGGATTAAGCCGAACTAAGTTTGTATCACCGTATTCATTCAACGATGATGTTTATGGTCTTAAATTTAACCAGACAAATACTTTTAGGTTCGGTGAAGCTGTTAGTGATTATTTTACCAAATTCAAAGGTTATCAATCTCGCTCAGAATCATTAAACTGGGACGCTACTGGTCCATCCAGAATGCAGGATCCTGTTGAATTCTTCACCGGTATTCAAAAATTTGATTGGGCTAATAAAGATATTTTTCCGCTTGATAGAGATGGTAAATACCCAATCGATCAACGACAGTATACATTACTGAATTCAAATAAATCTCTATTTCAACACCGAGCTGATCTCTTTAATAATGAATACAGTTTATATAAAGAGATATATAGACTCGATAACCCTGCAGATATATTTGCTGATGAGCAAGGACCCGTCTTAACTTGCCTGGTACTTGATGGTCACACATTCTCTGATCCTGTATCGGGGTATAGCTTTAACTTCGATATCGTAAATTCAGAACTTGGATACTCAGGTGTAACTCTATCAGCAAGCCCACTTACTGGAGCTTTCTTTGATTATTTCGATGTTATTCTTCCTAGTGTAAGAATATATCCAGAATATGATTTCTATAAGACTGTTATTCAGTTTACACTAACTGTATATGATGGGCAAAATTTCTTGACAAGCGCTGACTATGACACTACTGATTTTGGCGCACTCATTCAGACAGTTTCTTCTACCAACATTTATATGGATTCAGGTCCATACTTATTAAATCAAGAAGATGCTTCACCCTTAACATATGATCGTACTTTCACAGTTAAAAATACTATACTCGGAGATACACTCTCTAGTGCTGAAACACAACTAGTATCGCAAGTTGGAACATTAAGTTCTGATATACCTCTATATGTTCAGCATAATGTATATGGTGATTTCTACTTTAGAAACTACAATAGTTCTCAAATTGAACCAGCTTCAGCAGCTTTGAGCGGTATATATGTAAAGTATAACCCAGATATCCAGACTCAAATATTTGCTAATACAAAATACATAGATATAGTTCTCAACACACTTATCGTTGAAACAGAAAACTACATGGTTTTTGAAAAATTAGAATATGATCAAAATAGCTATCAGTTTACTACATTTCCAAGTGATCGCAATTTAATAACTCGCGGCACTGAGTTAGATTTTTCACTATTCTCGAATACTTGGTTTGATAGAACTTCACAAATAGTATATGTCGCTTGCACAAACATAGTATCAACTTTTAGTGCTACAAATGCTAAAACACTGTATTTTGACCTGTATAGCTATGATTTTGAAAAAATTGCACCTATCGTATTGAATTCATCGGATACCCAGTTTTCTTTAACTACAACTAATCTACTCAGCACGGATATTATTGCAATAGAGAGACCTATCTTGCATTATGATAATATATGCGATAATTACTCGTTAACATATCTCTTAAAAGATGTTTCAAACATGTTTTATCAATTTGAAGCAAGATTTAGACTAAACAACTATAATCAGATGTATAACCTCACGCAACGAGTATTTGCTCCTGATATGTTCTTGCATTCTGAGAATGCTAATACGAGTGCATTTACAAGTATACTTGAAATTAAGTCTTTAAGTCTTTCTGCTGGTACTATTACATTTACAGGGACCGAATATATTATAACTTAACCATGTCGTATACAACTTCATTATATATCAACAACGTTTTTGACTTATCGAAAGACGTTGTGATAACTTTAGATTACAGTGCTTTATCGAGTGCTGATGGAGGCATCTTGCTCGGTGTAATTCCTCATTATCGCGTTGCTCCAGATGGCTACAGTACAGGAGCTGGATTAGGGTATTCTAATCTAATTTCTGATTTAACTGCCAACAGTGCAACAGGTATTCTTGATACTCAAATAGGAGTTGCTCTTGATTTTACAGGTAACTTTGTAACAAATCAAACTGGGATCACCGGATTAAGCGCAGGTATTCCAAATTCAATTACATTAAGAGGACCTGCTATATTAGGTTACCCTCTCCTCACTACAACCAATAACATATCAAGTATATTTGATATGACAGATGGTACAGAAAAGCGAGTAAGATTTCGCCTATCAGATTTAGGAAATAAGGTTGTAGTAGATGTAAAAGACAATGTAGAAGATAGAGTATTTACAAATTTAATAGATTATAGATTAAGTCAACAAATGCTGCAATATTGTCGAGTTTATGTAGCGTTTACCACAAATACTAGCGACACGAACATCCATGTTCAAAATTTAAACTATAATGCTCATGATGTCACAATGGTATATTGCTTGTCTACTGACACATCTTATGCAACTCTCAGCCCACCATGTGTTAAATTTAACCAATACGACACTATTACAATTCAAAACGTAAATGATAATACTGGGATTATTCCATCACTCGGCACACTCATTTATATAATCAACCCAGAATCTGGCATACCTTATGTAGGTAGCCAGTATATATCAGTCACATATACTGGTGGATGTTCTTGTAGTCCGTAAATAAGTACTAATATGCCAAGTGCAACAGCAATACTTTCTCTTAACGTTTCAGCGATAAAAATACTCTGTAGAGTGCCTGCAATAAACTCTGGCATGGTAGCCCCTTCAGCTGGCATCGGATATAAAGATGACTTTTATTTTGATCGCGGTACAGAGTACCCAATTTACGATCTCTACGGTCCTAAAGAAACTGACACAAGTAATTGGCCAGATCTAAGTGCAGGTATCAGAATACCATCTGTTTCGTTAATACAATCTATTTCCGCAACACTATTTTCTAACATTACCGCGTTATCTACTAACGTGGTAGATCTATCTGCAACTTCAGTCACAATTACAAATTCAGGCACTTCAGTTGCTTTAACAGTTGCCCAAAACGATGCTTCGACATCAGCATTTAATGTAGCATCGTTTAAGTATATGGGTTCACCAATTTTGACAATCAATAAGAGTTTTGTTGGTATCAATAAAAGCTCTCCTGGTAATGCACTTGATGTAGTTGGTAACGTAAACATTACTGGGTCTATCTTTGCAGCCAGTCAGAGTATGCCTACACTATCCGCTCAAATACTTAACGTTAATTTTGCTAATATTGGTGAATTGTATTCTAGTGGTAATGCTTCGTTAGCTGATGTAGGTTTTAAAATTACAACAAGCCCTTCGGGTCCAGGAGACTATAGAATTGTTACGGTAAACGTAGACCCTGTAAGCAGTTTTGTATTTTCTTTATCAAATTATACTGCTGTGTTTGCATCACCCAATAGTACCTTAACACGACCAGTGATGATTGCTAATACATCATTTAAAGTAGTGTCTGGTAATTTTAATACAGGTACTGTTAACATTGATAACTTCTTTGTAGTTGATCCAACGTCAGCAGCTCGTGTCGTTACTTGTAGTGGTCTCTTAACTGCTGCAAGTGCTCAATATGAAACAACATATGATTCTAGCCATAAACAGCTTCTTACTTCGCGACAAGCATACGGGCCAACGCATCTAACAACTCAATCTGCATCTGCTACTTTGATTGATCAATGGAACTTGTTAATCAGTGCACTAACAGCTCACGGTCTTATAATGTAATATGAACTACAAATATAGTACAGGTACAAAAAGACGATTGCTAAAGGATGCTTATAGAGAAGTGCTCCCAATAAAAGAAGGTATGGTTCACTCTTTTGGTCCTTCTAAAAAAATTGATCCCGGTATAGATGCTTTATCCGCAATAGTTTCAAATAATATAAGGGGTGAACTAGGAATAGTAGTGTCTGCTTTTAAACTTGCAAAAAAACCAGAAGACATTAATACAGAAGTTAAAGATGTAACCTTCGCTAAAGCAATAGATATGTTCGTGTCTTTAATTAGGAGGGGTTCACACGTAGGTCCAAAATCCATACAAGTAAGAACAGAAACATTTTTACGTGCAATTGAATCTGGGTGGATAAAACACATTTGTCCTGGAAATACTATAAAAAATGATGCTGCTGTATTTGCTTTTGGTATTGCAACTGTTCCGTGCTATGTACTAGAATATCCGCAACATCTAGATAAAAATGGTCCTATTTTCTTATGTATTCTTCATTTGAATGAACCACCGAAACCAGATACTGCTACAGATATATACGTAGATCCCTTTGAAACAGTTTCGAGATCTGTTGAAGAAGATTCAGGTACATATTCATCTCCTAGCTTCTCTTATGCTGATAGTAGGCAAGATGTAAATACAGTAGGTCCAAATCCACTCGGATTTAAAGGTTCACCATTTGGTTCTCAGATACCAGTATATCTTAAACGCCGGAAAAAGGCTCCCACGGAAAAACGAGCCAATCGTCATTTGAAAACTCACGTACGGAATAATCGGGTACGAAGACAGTCCGGGGTTTAGTATAGAGGGTAGCAGTTTTTATACAGCAAAGTTGATTACGAAGATCTTTAGCTATTTTCTTCAATGACTCACCAGAATCAACTAGATCATCTACAACCAGAATTATTTGATTCTTAACAACAACTCCACAATCTGCGGGGATCCACTGATATATACTTAACTCACTTTGTTGATCATAGGGCCCTTTATAAGAAAAAGCACCAATATTGTATACTTTCTGGATATCAAGCATATTAGCAATCATTGTAGCAGGTATTAAACCACCACGCCCTAAGCCTATAATACTACCAATGTTGAGACTCTCAATCTTTTTAGTTAAGTCCCAGCAATCTCTGTTAATATCATTCCAAGTTATTTTTCTATACATCTATTCATTATAGATGATTTTTCTTATTGTATCAACGGAGTAAGATAGTTTACTTTATTTCTATAAAATGTCTTACTATCTTCATGAGCAGAAGCTACCTGCTTTAATGTGGTAGCATTATATTGAATACCATATTTCATAGTATTATCAGTTAACACTGCAGACAGTGATGGGTTAGTTGGATTAGCCCATAGATACTTGTTAATAAATTCAAACTGATCTGCCATAAATTCAATAGCAGATACAGGATATGTAGAGTTAACACCACCAATTCTAATACCGATCACACCAGACGGGCCTGGAGGAGACGCTGAGCCTATCATCACATCATATGTTAGAGTTGAAGGAGTAGGAAGAGCTGAATACCATTCTAATCCTTTTAAATTACCCCAGTAGTTATCAGTACGGCCATAATTTACTCCTAACACTCCAGCAGCAAATTGCGCAATATACGTTCTGCCAGTTTCAAAATCCTGGCGATCCTTATACCCAGTGTAGATAACTGAAAAGTTATTAACAATACCAGTAAAATTACTGTTTGATGTAATTGAATGCAACAGCGTGCGACCTTTATTAGCTTGCTCTGTTAAAACTGAATAGGTTGAATTATTGAGATTTGCAAGCATACTAGCTTGATTAATATCGTTTATAATTGGAAGATTATCTGACATATGACAATATTTAACGATAATCTCAAGAAATCAATCAGCGTAGTAAAAAATATATAGCCACTTAAGTACTTGAAATGGCATTGCCTTTTACCAATATTGATATTTTACCGGATTTTGCCAGGTCGACTAGGCTTAAGAATAGTAAGCCAACACCAGCTGTTCCACCTATTTCTATCGCCGGAGATACCTTTGATAAACGTGGTGCAGCGCGCAGAGTAACAGCAACCCAAAGTACAAGCAACCAAGAATTAGCAGCTGCTATCAACCGCCTAAAAGCTCGATTAGATGTTGCTAAAACTAACAGAAGACGCATATATGATGAAAATATTATACTGTCTCACAATGTCGTAGGTCACAACTTCTTTCAAGTAATTGGTGGTAGTTGCGATTCAATTGATCTAACCTCTACACCATCTGGTAGTATCTACAGTTTAGATTTAAATATATACTTTGAAGGATATACTCCTAGAGATTGGGCAGCAATTACTGGTACTCTACCGCCTGGGTTAACAATTAGTAATAGCGGAATTCTTAATGGTACTCCAACAACACCAGGGCAATATACTTTTGGAATAAATACTTCACAATAATATGGCAGCAGCAACAATAGAACTCAGTGAAACTAATGGTACAAGACCCCTTTCAGCAACTACCAATGGTATCAGTAATATTAACTTTGGGATGATTGATGCACCAAATCTCGTCCCAGCAAATACCCCTATAGTTATTGATACGTTCTTATCAAGATATTCTAGAATGAAATCAATAAGGTTCCATGTAATTTCTATGGGAACTTCAACAACTGTAGGTTATCTTAAACTATGGAAATCATCCGGTGCTTATGTAACTGGAGAAGTTATTGGGACAAATTTTAATTCTCAGGCTGCCGGTAGAATACCATCAGAATACGGTCGCACTATTCCAGCAGCTGGTGGCGGAATCATTACTCCCTTCCCATATGCTGGAAGTGGAAATACCACTGTAGGGAACGAATGGAATATCGTCGCGATTCCAGTATCTCAAACTGCTACTAATTTTGTAAGTATTAGTGGATCCTTTACTACAAGCATTACAGCAGATGGATATTCAGATTTTTGTTACCTTG